AGCCTAGCATCCATCTTCTGCTTACCCTTACTGTCAACATCAGCCTTCAAAACTGTCATGACATTATTATTTAAAATGGTACGAGCAAGTTCCAACGGACTATTTTGCGTAAACTGGGGCGCAACATTGGCTATATCATCGAGAACTACAACCAAGTGATGTGGCTTGTACTCACTCTGATACTTGTCATCTGGATTGAGAGTGCACACAACGTTACCTGTAGAAGGGTAACCGTGTGTTTGAAGAAAAAGAGCACTAATCTCAGGTACAAGGCAAGATTTCCCAACACCTGACTCGCCGAAAAGCAAGACACCATATGGTTTGCACCTGAGTGCTACCAAGTCGAGAGATGTCTGATAGTCAGCCATAAGTTGAGTGAGCCTGAGGTGCTTAGATGAAAAAACACTCCTCTCAGCTCCTTTGGTGATGCTCATATAATGTAAACACTCATCAAGAACCTTGGTCAAACGCAAAACGTAGTCAGCTGGAGACGAATCGAGCTGGTGCAATGTACCAGTAGCTAAGGATGAATGCGCTGCAACCACAAATGAGTACTCCTTGTCAAAAGCAATCATCCGTGTATCACCAAAGAAACACCCTTGGAACCCATCTTGACACATGATACGAATTTGTTCAATGGCAAATTTAATCACATCTATAGTGTAACATACCAAATCCACAGTATCAAGCTCCTTAAGTTTGCTATTCTCAAGAAACTTGTCAAAAGATTCCTTGCCAAAAGGAATAGAAGCTGATGTGCAGACACCAGAAAAGGCCAATAAGGCAATGACTTTCTTGGCATTCTGGTATAAAGGTGCAAGAGACTCCGACTGTAATTTAGTATGTCCATCACGTATACTAGCCCAAGTATCCCAACCAGCCTGGACTTCAATTTCTCCCGTTTGAAACATTGACATAATCATGTCCTTAAGGGAAACTGCAACAGACTTACTAAGATATTGATGTAAAAATGCTACAAATATGGTAATGGCATGGTGGTATGTTGAAGCTTGTGAAATGTTCACAACAAGAAGAACAGCCTGCTCAATAAAATGTCCAGTAACTTCCACGGAGAAAAATTCAGCCAGTTGTGACTGATAAGAAGTAATTGTACATATGACTGGAAACATAACACGAAACCAT